GTGTTTTATCACCAATACCTCTTGGATTACCAGAAGAAACAGATTCAGTTACATTAACTAATGTTAATACAGATTATCTTATCGACACTTATGCAACAGCAGTATTAGGACGTACATCTATTCAAGCTGGTATATGGAACTTTAAAAACTTTACTAAAGTAAATGGAACAGCAGGAACAACTATATTAAAGATTTTAGTATATAAAAGAAATACTGCTGGAACAGAAACTCTATTATTTGAAGTAGCATCAGCAGATATTCAATCAACCACCACGACTCAACGTGACGTTGTAACGACTCAAACTGAATTTGCTATATTAGCGACAGATAGATTGGTTGTTAAATATTATGGTAGAGCAACTACAGCTGGAATTATAATTTCATTAGTCCATAGTGGTACAGTTTATACAACTAGAATAGATACTCCTTTACAAACATTACATAACGATTTAGCAGGACTTCAAGGTGGAGCATCAAATGATTATTATCATCTGACATCTGCTGAGAAAACATTAGCAACTTCTGAATTTACAGCATCTTCAGACGGACTAGTTCCTACACCAGCTGAAGTAAATGCCACTAAGTTCCTTAGAGCTGATGGAACTTGGGTTGTTCCTACAGACACAAATACGACTTATGAAAACTTTACAGCAAGCGTGGCTGGATTAGTTCCTACACCTGCTGAAACGAACGCTACAAAGTTCCTTAGAGCTGACGGAACATGAGTAGTGCCAACAGATACCAATGATACATATAGTGCCTTCACTGGAGCAACAAGTTCTGCTGATGGTGCTGCTGGCCTAGTTACGAAACCTTTAACTGGAACTGATGATGATCTTAAGTTCTTGAAGGGTGATGGTACTTGAGCTGTTCCAACAGACACAAATACGACTTATGAAAACTTTACGGCAAGTGTATCTGGACTAGTTCCGACACCTGCTGAAACAAATGCAACTAAGTTCCTTAGAGCTGATGGAACTTGGGTTGTTCCTACTGATACAGACACAACTTACTCCGCATTTACTGGTGCAACAAGTTCTGTTGATGGTGCTGCTGGCCTAGTTACGAAACCTTTAACTGGAACTGATGATGATTTGAAATTCCTCAAAGGTGATGGAACATGAGCAACACCCGCCGGTGGAGCAGCAAGTCTAGATGATTTAACTGACGTAACAATAACTACTCCTTCAGATAATCAATTCCTAAGACACAATGGAACAGTATTTGTCAATGAATCAGTAACAATATTAAGTTTAGGCAACTATACATCTAGTTTACCAACGACTGGTTGGACTGGAGCTTCAGCACCGTTTAGTTATGGAGCTACAGTAAGTGGAATATTATCTACAGATGTTATAGATGTTGATTTAGATTTATCAAGTTCTACTTATTCAGATATAGCAGATATAGAAGCTGATTATAGTAATGTTTATAGAGTTGTTACATCAACTGATACCGTAACATTTTATGCATCAGCAGTTCCAACAATAGCAGTTCCATTAAAGATTAAGGTGGTGAGATAGTTATGGCTGAAGGATATCTAAACAAGATAATTAAAATAACGGCAGGAGGTGCCACAATAACCGGCACCTCTAATTTTACCGGTGTGTATAAAGAAACGATATCAGCTAATGATCCAGTATATAGTGTAGCAGTTGGTGCTGTTGCTAGTGGATCAAACTGAGATAGCAGCATTACTAAACTAACAGATCCGACAACTATGCCGGTTGGTAGTGTGGCGGGTTTGTCATTTTCAAATACTGGTGTATATATGGCAGTAGCACACCAAACAACACCATTTGTGACAATATATAAAAGATCTGGGGATACATTTACAAAACTAACTAATCCAAGTACATTACCAACAGGTTTTGGCAGAGGTATATCATGATCTAGTGATGATACATATATGGCTGTTACACATATCACCTCTCCTTATATAACAATATATAAGAGATCGGGTGACACATTTACAAAGTTAACAAATCCTTCAACATTACCACCAGATTATGGTAATGATATAGCATTTTCAAATGATGATACATACTTGGCAGTGGCTCATGAGAGTACACCATTTGTAACAATATATAAAAGATCAGGTGATACATTTACAAAGTTAACAAATCCTTCAACATTACCAGGCGGTAACGGAAACGGTATTGGTTGATCTAGTGATGGGACATACTTATCAGTGAGTCATGGAACAACTCCATTTATAACAATATATAAAAGATCTACTGATACATTTACAAAGTTAACAGATCCAAGTACGTTACCAACAAATACAGCATATGAATCTAAATTTAGCAGCGATGATACATATTTAACAGTAGCACATTACACCTCTCCTTATGTAACAATATATAAAAGATCTACTGATACATTTACCAAGTTGGCCAATCCAACAGATTTACCAACAGGTACTGGTAGAAGCGTATCTATTACATCTGATGGGATATACTTTTCAGTTGGACATGACATAACTCCATTTATAACAACATATAAAAGATCTAGTGATACATTTACAAAAATAACAGCCCCTGCAACATTACCTAGTTCTTCAGTATATGCAAATGGATTTTCTATTAGCAGTGAATATTTAGCCGCTGGATCAACATCATCTACAAATTTAGCTATATACAAAACTACATTAATTTCTGGATCCGATGCATATAATGCTATATACACGTGTGGAAATGACATAGCTGATATTAAAACTAATATAACATCTATCAATGCAATCGGATATGCTACTTCAGCTGGAGTCGACACAGACAGTAAAACAATAACAGCGATATGGAAGGTGGTCTAATATGAAATACTATCTACAAGTTAATAAAGATAAAATTATAACAGACTGTATAAATTATCCTTATTCTAATTATATAGAGTGAAATGGAATTATAGTCGAACCAGTTCATGGCGGATGATTCAAACTAGAAGATAATCTAATAGTAGAATATCCAGAATTGAAACCAACAGAAGCATAATTAATATTTTTACAAGTTAGACGTTTGGCAGTATCGTATAACTGCCAACAAATAAAATAAAGATAGGAGGATATTATTTTCATAAAATGAACAGACTAAAAATATATCTAAAACCATTTTTGAAAATAACATTTATAATATCCTTTGGATTAGCCTGACTAATAACAAACGGTTGAGCATATGTAGTAGCGTTCATGCCATTTAACTTTCCAGAATGACTAATGTGATTAGCTAGAGCGTATATAGGTTTTATATACTTGCCATGAACACCCGAAAAGATTATAACTATTCCAATAGCAATATGAATACATGTTAGGTTGTTTAGGAGTGATACTAAAACTCATATACAATTAATAGAAATGAAACAGCAGGCACAGTTAGATTGAAAGAATATTAAAAACAAAATATTCTATCATAAGAAGTTTAATTAATATTATATTCACAGTAATGTTTGGTAGTATCGTAACAAACTACATAAAATATATAGTAAGCTAGGAGGCTTAATAATGGATGAAAATGAATTTAAAAAATTAGAAAAGAACTTGACTAGATCAGCTAAGAAAGCAAGATTATATTGAATAAGAGGCATGGTGGGATTACTTGAGTCAGATCAGGGGTTCTTTCCTCTTGAAGCAATACCTGTATCTAATCCTATTAAAGGAAAAGAGACTACAATGGCAGAACTGATTCAAGACTGTGGTAAATTAAATGATGAGCATAAGAAATTAAAAGCGTCACATGATACACTAGTTAAAGAACTATCAGATTATAAGCAAGCGCAAATAGATTTACAGAATCAAAATGTAATTAAATCGGAAGAGCTAGCACGAAGAATAGCTGCTATAGAAGCATTTAAAATCGACTAGGTGACTAACATGTGAACAATGACAGATTCAGAAAACATAAAACACGCTTATGATAATAAACTAAAACAGCCAGCGTGAAAAGGCTGAAATAATCTAGGAGGATTATAAAATGGAAAATATTAAAACTAAAATGTTAGGATTTTTGGCTGGAGTCTTGAATGTTGTGTTGATTATATCAACAATCGCCTTCGTTTTATCTGGTGCTATAACGATATTCTATGATGAGATAAATGATCTATTCTTAACTATGGGTTGATCTCAAGAAAGATTCGCTTGGATGACCGTTACAGCAGGTTCATTCGGCACCCTTGGATTATTATCAACCAGACTAACTGGAACGCTTAGATCGGCCATTGTGCTCGCTAAGCAGGATAATACTGATATGATTACGACTAATCAAAGATTAAATGAAACTAAGTTTGAAACGCAGTTGAGGATAAACGAACAACTTAGAAGTCAAATGCAACTTAGTAACGATGCTAATTTAACAGAAATGCGATTGATGAGAGAGCAAATAACTAAGCAAAATAGATTTAATGAACTACAAGCTAAGAAATATGTTGAGGCACCAGATTCATTAATAGATTCGAAATTAAAAGATGAGTATAAGGAATTTCTAAACAGTAAGAATAAGAAGGTGTAGGCTATGTCTATTAAGTTAAATTTTTGAAGACGGCTTCTTATCAATCTAGTCTATTCAGTTGGACTATTGGTAATGATTGGGCTACCTGCTTATTTTGCTATCAAAGAAATATATGATAATATATCCTTTTTACCAGGGAACAGATTATCGCTAAACTGGGCGGTTTCCGGTGCGTTTATCATGATAGTATTTGCTATATTATATGTCAAATATTTTATGAAATGATTCCATAGAAAACTAATTGGATTGCAAGTAAGAGACGAATTAGGTATTATGCCGGTTAAAGGTATATTAGGAATTGTCTCAGACAGACTATTAAGAACAATTGAATATGCATATCCATTTGGTATAACATTATTAGTATTGTATGTTAGTAAATATATGTTTGGTCAATATCAAGTATTTGCTAAATTATATGATATGAATATAGTATTGTTAGAATTGTCGTTGGTTGGATTTGGAATATTGTTAATTGGAGATTTTATTAAGTTAGCGATGATGAAGCAGCAAGAGATAATCAATAGATTAAATCTACAAGTTAAAACAAATAGATTGGAATTGAAACAGTTGAAGAAACAATCTAAAAAGGCTATGGCAGCATTAGCTATTGAGCGAGAGTTGAAAGAGTTAAAAGAAACTGATGAGGAACCAGAGGTAGAACCAATACCTGAGGATCCTTCACCAGACGCATAAATTTGCCTTTAAACGCATCTTTATGTTATACCGCTATAATATACTAGATAATAAAAAGATGGCTATAACGGCCATCTTTTTCTATGTAACTATACAGTCTTCTTAACTTCTGCGAGTTTATCTTCTAAACTCTTAATCTCCATCTGTTTCTTTAATTTATTGATTTCATTCTTTTCTTCTAATTCTTCGATGATTTCACGCTTAGTTTCTTTTATCATAGCAGAACCAGTGTATTTGACAATATATCCAATTCTATCAGCCAATTCATTTTCTTTAGAATCATGAATCTTATTAGCTGATAATGTAGCAAACACAAATGCGAAAGCAATAGGAAATGAGTATATCAACATATCAAGGATAGCTTTTCAAGCATTATATCTAAATGATAATGATGTAATAGAAGCTATCACAATTAGGAATCCAAGCGATAGTATGTTGCTAAATAATCTCAATATAGTTTCTTTACTCTTGACAGCATTAACGTCTTCAATAGCCATACGTGCAATCTTTACACTTGTGTTACCAGTAAGAATCATTTTAACTGTCACTTTTGGATATACAAATGATATATGTCTAATGTGATCGTCAATTCATTTATCTGTTAGTCTCTCTCTTAAATCTTTCTCTACTTGTAAGAACTTAGTTAACTTCTTAGTTATTTTCATATTAGGATCTTTGTCAAAGGCAACACGTTCAAATGATAATTTAGTTGTTTCATGTTGCAGATGCTTCTCTAGTTTAAGTCCAGTCAATAGTTTTCATGTGTCTATCTTCTCCCTTAAATCAATTTCATCTATTAGATCTCTAAACTTTGTATCTGCTTGAAGTGATTTAAATTTGGATATTATTTTAATGATAATTATGTAAGATAGATCAATAGCTCTTTTCAATAGGTTGCGAGTGCGTTCATTGAAGTATAATACGAAAGAAAGAAACTGCACTATTGCGCCTTTAACTAATATACCTATATCAAATGATGCTCCAGCAACATCAGCTGTTATTTTAACACCATCAATATATCTAACGTGAGATCATATATCAATATCCGCGATAATAGTTTTGGTTCATATTCCATAACCTGGTAATATAACATTAAAATCTCAATTGGTGTTCCATAGTCCTAAGAATATAATTAACACCAATAAGATTATACTCGTTAGCGAAAACATTCATAGTTGATCGTTTGATTGCTTCAATACATCTTTAAATTTAAATTTAGCCATTTATTTCTCCATCTATAGCATTGCTATATCTTGATTTAGTTTTATAATTACATTCAGTAATTATATTCGTACTAACCTTTTGTTCATCTTTAATTTCTTTAACACTTTGTTTAGAACTTGTTGCTTTAACAGTGCCGTATTGATTCATAAATTCAATATCTTTATAAACTTCTCTAGACATAAAACTATAATTTTCCATATTTATAATTTTATCATAGTATGATATACGATACATCTTTCCATTCCTCTTTATAAAGGGCATTATTTGACCACAGGGCAATCATTTAACAGGATGGTCATTCCCATTAAGATAATAGTTTAAATCGCCTCAAGCGATTTTTAGAGCTTTTGAGAGGTTGTGTATATTAGGTGCTTCTTTAACCTCCAGGAATTCTTTATTCTTATCTAGTTCTAAATAGTATAACATTATTCTGCTCCTCATGTGAGATATTTTTTAATTTCCAATATCAGTTCTTCAGTGTCTCCATCTTCTTCAATCAATATTCTTAATGTAAAATACTGTTCCAGTTGTTCTTTCGTAAGAACATTTACTTTTTCATACATAATCATCACCTTTTCTTTTTTAATTTATATTTCTAGAGAAAAAAAAAGACTCATTATCATACAGAATAAAGTCTTTTCTTAAAGGAGTTTTATTTGTATCAAAGCCTCATGCGATGCAAAGCACCACACAAGACTCTGATACAGATGTCCATCCTTTTTAGATCCAGTCCCAACTAATAGTATATTCACCATTATTATTATATACAGTATAATAAAAACGAGAATCCATAAATCTGTATCTATTGTGAGATGATTCAAAACAATATAAAGTGGCAATATCATTATCGTCGGTATTTGTTATTACTAAAGAGAGTTTAGTTTCATTGAAGGTAAATATGGTGGTGCTTCCATCAAGTAATTCCATTTCCATTACAACATCTTTACTACCACAGCCGACCAAAGTTACCATAGCAAATACCATCAATACTAGCATTAACAACTTTTTCATATTATTCTCCTATTGTTATTTTATTTTGAATATGCATGTAATTTATTTGCATACTCTAATGTTAAAGCAGTTCTTCTTTATGCTGTGCAATAACTTTGCTAAACGCATCAATAAAGAAATCTATTACTAATACCTGGTCATCATTTGAAAGTTTATCAAGTACGTGTTTAATTGGTTCCAATGTTAAGTCTTGTTTAAGGATTAGATTAATTGGATTAAAGTGTGCCTCAACTGGTTTATATCCAAAAGTTTCTTCAATCAATTTATCATTCTTGATTTGTTCAGGAGTTCTTTCTTTATGTCCATAGATCATATCAAATATATCAGTTCCTTCACCTAGATGTTGATTATCTTCAGTATCATAGTAATATTTATACATTCCATCGACATAAGTTACATGTTCAGTATTGATAATATAGTTATGAATACTAGTACTAGTTTCAATTATATGTTCTAGTAAATCAATATAATCATCTTCACCCATTGGATCCTTGTATACGTAGTCAAACATTTCCTTTGCACTAGCTGTTGTAAACTCTTCTTTCATGTTAATACCTCATGCTTTCTATTATATTTTGTTTCTATACATTTTTATAATATATAAAAATTATAACTATATTCGTAAATTATTTACTCACAACTTCTTCTAGTATGTAATTCTAAGAAGAAGTCTATTAAATCACTAGCTTCTTCATAGGATAATTTATCTAATATATGTTGAATAGGTTCTAATGGCATATCAGGTTTTGGTTCTCAATTTGTATTATTCATCTTATATCACCATCTTTCTTATTTTTAGTTTCAATCTATTCGAAATTTCATTTCAGTCTTCACTAGTATTCTTAGTGATGATTTCATTAACTTCTCTTAGCGTGTTTCGATTTCAAATAAGTTCAACTACGTCGTTAATTCTTTTCTCTTTCTCCCCCAACTCATCCAAAGTTATTTGCTTTAATGGTCTAGGCATTATTTAGCCTTCTTTTTGTATTTCATTCCTAATCTACATCTTTCTTGTATATGTAATTCATTTTCTTTAAATAGATAGAATAGTTCTGTAGGAGTTAACTCGACATCGGATATGTAAAATCTATTTCTTATAACTTGTTCATACTTAATAGCATTGGTCAGATTGCTTGTTTGCATGCCAATTGTTTTGGCTGCCATCTGACGCGATTCATACTCAGTGCTAATATCAGTCTCTTTATCAAAGACAAAAGTTTTCTTCAATAATACACCACTGTCGTCACGTTTCTTTAAATTTTCTCGTTTAGTTAAATATCTTAAATTAGAGACGTTATTTGAACTACGGTTCGAGTCTATATGATCTACTTCAAATTTATCAGTATCGTTTGGTAAAGGTAAGAAAGTTTCAGCGATTAAACGATGGACTAAGTGATTAGTAACATACTGTTTATTGTCTTCATCAGTGCAAGTCCACGCAACTCTAGAATATCCGTCTTTACACTTACGTTGATTCAATAAATAGATTTTATTTTTAATACGAACTCTTAACATAGCGACTAATCCTTCTCTACTACAGTATATTTTCTTAAGTGTAGGATGTGGATAGAATTTAATTTCATCGATAAGTATAAAATCTTCTCTTTCTTCCACTTCTAAATACATCTTAGTTTCTTTTTGCATTATATTACTCCTAACATGCCTGCTGACAATCAGTTCAGGACTTACTGTATCTTAATACTTTAATTTAGTTTCCAAATAGCACTTTTACATAAGAATCAATTTAATTGACCAGACTATGTTTTGTATTGAACCCGCTAATTTTGATAGCTTCATTATCTCTCTATGTGCGATAACTTCTTAGGTAGTCTCTAGCTTACTTTTATGGATTCTCACCATAATCTACTATATAACCTTTTGGATATCATCTTCTAAACATTTCATAGAATGTTAGTTTATGATTTCTTTCTACTGTGAATGATTATCAATATCAGTCAGCTATATCGTTAGCTTGATAACGGGCTTTCTTAGAGAAATGTCCAAAGGCTAATCAATTATAAAACAAGTCACTTGTTGAAAAGGTTAAGTGTTCAGCAGTAAATATATTTTATAATTAATTATTCAGAACATTGCAAGAAAAAATACAAAAAATAGAGATTTTGATCATTTTCAATTTAAAAATATTTCCATCGATGATTTTTCTATATTTCCACTTTAAAAAAAGACAGATTAACTGTCTATTTATCTAGCATTTCTGATACCATTGTATTACGGTCAGCATTACGACTAACTAACTCATCTACATTTTTATTGTAATCTGCTTCCTTTTTCTTTAATATTACAATAGTTTCTTCCAATATATCAATGTAGTTATTTGTATCAACATCGCCTCTATTAATTAAATCGTTTAACAATTCTTTAACTGCATCAATTCTAACTGTTAAAACTATCTCACCGGATTTATATTGAGTCTTTTCGAATACAGCTAACGCTTTATCTAAATCCTCTAGCCATCAACCTTGTTCTTCTTCATCTTTAAAATTTTCTTTCATAAATACTTTAAATACATGAGCATATCTACTATTTGATTCTACTGCTTTTAATAATCCGTAACATACTTCTTCTCTATCTGATGATTTCATTTTAATATCTCCAAACATACCTGCTGACTATCAGTTCAGGAATTACAGTCTCTATTGTACACTTTCATAATATATAAAATAATAATCATTGAATCAGTATCATAGATATCATAACGATTATAATAGTTCGCAAGAACGAAACGATTTATTCCTTATTGATATTAATCTATCTACAGTCAATTCTTTCAATCTTTACCATATATACCCTATAGAATTACTCATTTGTAATAAAGATTCGTCTATGAGGCAATTTTGAGCCTTAGATTTGATTCTATAATATATCATTGATAGTCATTAACATGTTAGCAATTCTATTTGTAATTAAACTAATTGTGATAACATATTAACAATCAGTTGGATATCGTTAAGGATATTGTAAAGTTCGTAAGAACGAAAAGTATTTAATTTACAATTGGATAACATATCTATATAATATAGGTTATATAATAACTATCTATTTAACTATATTATTTATATCTATATATTAACTATATTATTTATATCTATATATTAACTATATTATTATAATAGTATATAATATATCTATCTATATATATAACTATATAATATATTCTATATAGTATATCTATAAAGATAAATACAATACAGTATACTTAACTAGATAATATATAAAAATCAATTTGAAACTTTAGGAAATTATATATCTATATCAAGCAATTAAAACAAAATACTGCCCGGAACTTATTTTCCGACAAAGTCAGTTTAATAATTAATTATATAAAGCACAGACTAACGATAAGACGTTACCCCCTTTTCGAATTATCTTAGTCTGTCTTTTATACATATTAAGCAGAATAGAGTCGACACTTACTTCTTATACTCAGAATATAAATGAGTTCGACCTGCACTTAATCTCTAGACGCATAGAAGGTGATTATAATGGCAGATAAAGATATCGTTGAAATATTATCTTGAATCAACACACCTTTAGATCTATATAGTATAACTGATGAGACATCACTACTTTATTATATTGATGAAATAGAGAGAACTTTTAGATCTAGCAGACCTTATAAAGGATGAATAGTATGAAAGAGAAATAAACATGAACAAACAGTATGTAAAATATTAAATATAGATACAGATGATTTTAAAGAAGTACATATACAACAACATCATTGACCAGTATCATTATTTGATATTGTAATGATTATAGGAATGAAAATGATATCGGAATTAAAAGAAGACGAATACTTAACAGTATTTGATATAGTTTCAGAAGTAATGAAAATTCATTTAGATGAACATAACTATATTGGTACAGTTCCATTGACTACAACTTTTCATGAGCTTTATCATGCTGGAGAACAAAAATTAAAACTAGAATACATAAATGGCAACTACCGAGGATTCCTCGATAAGTATAGAAAATATATACCATCAGCAGTTCAAGAAAGAATTACATATAATTTAAATTCATTAAATAAATAAAACTCAACTAAGAGTATAATATAGGTTTAATAGGGTAGCTTACTTACAGCGAGGTGAAAGAAATGGAAAAAACAACAGAAACTATTAGTACAAAACAAAAACCAGGTAGAAAATCTAAATGAGCAACGAATGTTGAGAATAACTTAGAAAGAATACCAAAACTTAAACGTCAGGGATTAACTGATGAACAGATATCAAAAGTTTTAGGCGTAGGATATTCAACATTTAGAGATTATATGAATTTATATCCATCGTTACAGGCAGCCTTAAAAAGTGGGAAAGAGTGCCTTATAGAGGATTTGGAAGATACATTATATAAAAAAGCATTAGGCTTCTGTAAGATTAAGAAAACTAAAACTATATACATAAGAGATCTTAGAACCGGAAAGAATGTCATAGATAGAATAGAAGAACAAGAGGATACAGTTGCACCTGATACAGGAGCTATAGTATTCGCATTAAAGAACTTAGTAAGTGAACGTTGACAAGATCGTAGGATCGTTGATAATAACATTTCTAATATAGAACAATTAAAAGCAATAGCAGAGACATTAAATGCAATAGGATCTAAAGGTATCGATACTTCTCAATTTGAAGAAAATGATGAAGGAGTTGAAGATGATGAGTAGATTTAAGGCTATCACTAAAAAATATAACGCTTACGGTTATAGATGGGAGGTGATGCCCAATGAACCCAACTAAACAAGTTACTTATGTTAATAATCAACTGTCTAAACTAAGATTATCTGAAAAAGGATCTTATATGCTTTCAGATCCTGCTAGAGTAATATTTTCAGAAGGTTCGACTTAGCTCGAACAGGGAAGAGTTACTTATTGGGTGTCAAATTCTTTAAGCATATGTTCCTATCAGAAGCTGATCAAACTGAATTTTATATAGGAGCTGTAAGTCTGGATAAGATTAAACAGTTCCTTATCAATGATACAAATTCATTCTATCATATGTTTAGGTCATTATGTGAATATCATCCTGGTGACTATATGATTACAATACAAGGAATACACGGTATAAAGAATCTTTATTTTCTAGGCTATACAACTGCTAGTTCATGGACAAAGATCCGTGGAGCGAATATTAGCGGTATGCTTTTGGAAGAAGTTAACTTAGCACATGATACTTTCTTAGATGAAGCATTTGGACGTGGATTAGCATTACCATGATCAGTTATGTATTGTAATAGTAATGGAGATGATCCATCTAAACAAGTCTATACTAAACATTTAAATCATTGCAGACCTTTACCAATATATAAAGAACAAATGTTAAAGAAAGATGTTACAGCTAAGATATATACTGAATTGTTGAGAGCTACACCTAAGAAAGGCTGAAGATATTATCATTTCAATTTCTTTGATAATCCAATATTAAGTAAGAAAAGAATAATGTCAATTAAGTCTGGATATACTGAAGGAACTCACGAATGATTAACAATGATCGAAGGCGGGCGTGGTGTTAGAGAAGGCGCTATATTCGCTGAGTATATGGCTTATGAAAAGAATACAATAGCATTTGATGATATATTAAAGAAATATCAAATTGTAAAATATACTATAGGAGTCGACGTAGGGTCAGCAGACTTTACAGTATTTACACTATTAGGATTTACAAGTGGATACAGAGAATGTATCATTATAGATAAATTAGAAATAAACAAAGTAGGAACTACTGCTATGTGAAATGCATTTGAGAAATGGTGAGAAGTTAATAGATATGATAGATTATCTATTCATGGTGCATTTTTCGATTATGGTGGTGGTGGAGCAATAGTTAGAGATGAGTTAAATCCTAAACTATCCACAATAGGAATTAAAACAGCAGAACTATTTAAATTTAGAATACTACAGAGATGTATAGCAGGACAAAAGTTATTTCAGGATGGTAGAATAATAATATCAGATAGAGTAATAGATGTATATGAAGCTTTCATGGCTGCAGTATGAACTAAAGATAGAGGTAGAACAGACTGTAGAGTATTTGGTTGACATAAACATAAAGACTTTGTGGATTCAGTAGAATATGGCATGAGTCCCTTCTTGAGAAACATGGTTGCAATCAGAGATTAACAGGAGGGAGGTGTACTTGTGTTCGAAGGAATCAAACAATGGAATCAAAAACGATTTAACAATAAAATGGATAAATGATATTCAGGAAGACGAGGTGAGAATATGGAATATGATCCTTTACTATCAAACATAAACTTTATGGAAAATCAGCATCAAGAATATATTGATAGACTTAATGAAAACTTTGCCTGGTCTAAGTCAGATCCAACAGGATTATTTCAATTATATACAAGATATAGAGATAATAATGGAATGCCATCTAGAATGGGTAGAAGTAAAAAAGGTATAGAACGAACAGTAGAATCAAACTGATGGTATGCTAAACTATTCATAGATAATGAAGAAGGTGTAGAAAATGCAGTCAGATATTCAACAGGGGTAGCAAGCAAGATACCATCAGTAATGGCAGCATTATGCATGGGTAATGGATATAAGTACAGTATACAATTAGAAAATGGTGATGAGGATGAAAACTCAAAAGCATATAAAGATTTAGATTATCTAATAGTAGAAAATAATTTATACTCTTTATTATTCAAAGGTTTTAGAACACAATCATGAGCAGGTGGATTTGCATTTAAATGATCACTTCATCCTGAATTTGATACACCTATCATAGAAGTGTATTCTCCTATGAATTATAGCTATAGAGCTATAGCAGGTAGAGTAGTTGAAGATATATTTTATAAGTTCTTCTATAGAGAAGAATTCAATTATAAATTAGAAGAAAGATATGGAGTAGATAAAGAAGGTTCTTATATCACTTATAAACTATATAGTTCAGATAATTTACATAAGGATAATTCATGGAGAGAATGTAAATTAACAGATTTAGAAGATACTAAGAATTTAAGTGATATCCATATTAAAGGATATTTTAAAAAGTTATCAATATATGTTCCCAATAAAGCAATTAATAGTCAGATGCCAGATAGTTTATATGGAGAGTCAGACTATACAGGATCTTTTGGAGCATTAAACTTCTTAGATGAAAGCTATTCAACATATGCTCAAGAACTCAGAGATGGCAGATTACAAAAGTATATGCCAGATACAATGGGTGAGTTTGATGATGCAGGAGCAACATATCCGTCCTTCCTAAGATCAACACATTTAATTGTTAAAGGTGGTATTGGTCCAGACGCAGATGATAAGATTGAATATAGACAAGGTGATGTAGACTCAGAGAAATCAGATAATGCAATTAAACGTAACTATATGATCGTATTAAACAATGCAGGACTATCTCCATTAACATTTGGATTAACAGGATTAGAAGCATTAGACGCAACTGCTCAATCTCAACAAGAGAAAGAGAAAGTATCAATTAGAACTCGTAATGTTAAGAATAAGATTCAAGAACCAGCTATAGCAGAAATGTTATCAGTAGGTTATGATATATATCAAATATTTAGTTCATTAGTTAAATCAGAAGATGGAATATTATCAACTAACATTAAACCTTCTAAAGTAACATTTAAATTTGAAGACTATATCATCAAATCAAAAGAAGATAGAGTTAGAGAAACTTCATTAGGATTAGCTTCAGGAGTATATGATTTAGCAACAGCTATTGATTATGTACATGAAGACTTATCAGATGATGAGAAACTAATGGTTAAGATTAATAGTAAGATAGAAAAATCAATTCCATTAACTCCTAAAGAAGCAGAATACTTTGGTGTAGTATCATCAGATAAAATTGAAGATGAGATAGAAGAAGAAGTAGAGAAGGATAATGATGAGGAAGCTCCAGAAGAAGATCTAACTGAAAAAGAAATTGATAAGTTAGAAGAGTAAGGAGTTGATTAGATGGTTAGATTAGAGGATAAAGGAAGACAGTATAAGAGATATAGACCATCATCAGCAGAAAAAACTATATTAGCCGAAAAAGGCATGCAGTGAGTGTTAAGCTCAAACGTGAGTGCCGTAGGTACAGATGGTGATGATCTTATAGTAAGATTCGTAAATGGTAGCCTATATCAATATTCTAAAGTAGCTGATCTATATAGACCTATGTTAGAGTCAAATTCAAAAGGACATTTCGTTTGAGTTAGATTAAGACGCACAGGTATACCATATAAGAAAATCGGCTCTATGCCACTTAAATCAGATACCCCTATGTCTGATGAGGATCTATTCGAAAACATCCGTAAAGAGGGAATTAGAGTGGAATCACCGCAAGTATTAGATGAGAGAGATATCATGACAGAGTTCAATATCTTTACAGTAGGGCAAATTAAAATATTAGACGATATATTAGGATTAACAGATTCTATTAAGATCGTTAGTAACATCAGACAAACGTAAGTCTATAACATTACAGAAGAATTAAAATAATAGTCACACAGACTTTAAACGGAGGAATATAACATGGAAATTACAGTAGATAATACTATAGATTCGACTGCGACACAACCAGTAGTTGTGGAAGTAACATCAACACCAGTGGTTGAAACCAAACCAGCTCTTACGAAAGATCAAATTCTAAGAGAAATGAGCAAAGAATATGGAGTTAACCTATATTCAGCAGAAGGTTTAGCAAAGTTTAAACAATTCCAAGATGCTAATAAAACAGAGCAAGAGAAACTTCAAGATCAATTAAACTCTTTAACAGAAAAAGAGACTGAATTCAAAAAGAAAGAAGAATCTTATCAGGCTACTATAGCGGCACTGCAATTAGGTATATCCGAAGATAAATTAAATGATGCATTAGCATTGGCTAAAATTAACATGACTGATGGTCAGTCTATTAAAGATGGATTGGCAGCAGTTAAAGCTAAGTACGGTGATACGTTCAGTAAAGTCAAAAGCACTAAGACTGAAGTGGTTATCGGAACACAGCACGAAGAACCAAATGGAGAACACGTTGAAGTGGATCCAGCATTAGCAAGATATTTAAAAAATAAAAAATAAGAGGTAATAATTATGGCATACGGAACAACGGCATCAGTAGTAGCAATCAGCTACGCTGCACTAGCAGCAAAAATTTTAGAGGAAACTTTAGTACTACCTAAAATCGGTAGCAGAATTTTCCAAAATCCAACAGACTCATTTAAAGTATGGGTAGCAGGCGACGAATCAATGGTCAACTATGTACCTGGTACATCAGCAACATCGACAGATCCAAACGGTGCGTTTGTAACAATCAATGATCCTAAAGATAAAGCAATTTATAAAGTCATTGACAAGAATCAATTAAGAAAAACTTATAACCCAGTAGATTACGTAGACAACGTAGCAATGAAAGCTATTCAAGCAGCTTCAGTTCAAGTAGATACAGACGTTTTAGCTATGTTAGTAGCAAATGGTACTAGTAACTATACACAAACTGGCGATGCAGTAGCAGCTGGTTCTTTAGTAGCAGGTACATTATATCAAGTATTAGTAGCAAACTCAGCTGGCGATGCAACAGACGTTGGTTGTGCTGCAGCTACAGCAGTAGTTGGAGAAGTATTCGTTTGTTTAGCAGACGTTGGTACATCTGAAACAGCTTTATCAGTTAAAGCAGTTACACCAGTTTCAGCAACTATCAAATCACAAATCATCGGTTTAGAAAAAGCATTAAACTTAGCTAAAGCTCCTATCGAAGGCAGATTCCTAATCGTATCTCCTGAAGTTGCTAGTTTATTTGAAGGCCAATTAGTTCTTAACACAGCTTATGGTGATTCAATTCAATCTAACGGTTTCAAAACAATCGGTTCAGCTTATGGTTTCAATATTTTAATGAGCCTTTATTTGCCAGCAACATCTAACATCGTAGCTCTTCAATCAGACGCTTTCGGTGGTAACTTCGAACAAATCGAACCAATCGAATTAATCGAAATCCAAAGAGGTCTAGGTACTATCGGTGCTTGGTCTATTGATGGACGTATGGCTTACAACTATGGCGTACTAAGATCTACTTTAGTACGTATAGCGTAAGAGATAGTAACAACAAACATAATAGAGGGCAGGGATGTTTATTACGCCCTGTCCTTTATTTTAATTAAATTAGAAAATAAAAGAATATGGAGGTCATAAATATGGCTCTAAACACAAGTTTTATATTTCCCACAAAGGAAGTAGGATTATCAGGAACAAATGATTATACTTGGAATTTCAAGACTCGTTGACCTGAATTAACTCAAGAATATATAGAAGAATTAACAGGATATAATCTAGCTGATAAAGCAGGATCAGATGAGAAAGCTAAATCACAAATTAAATTAGTATCTAGAATATCTAAATCATTCCTAATGGCTCAACTGTTAAGAAAGACTAGAGATATATTAGAATATTATGTAGCTAAGGATGATGAATATCTACAAATGGTATTGTTATATCAAGCTGAAATATTCATGGCAGGATTCGTTGATGGTGGTTGGATATCAATGTATGAAACTACTGATGAATATGGACTAAAAACTACATTGGGTAAAGCAGCAGAAAATTATTTAAAAAGCTCAGATTTATCTATAGCAAGATATAACTTCTATCTAGACCCTAATGTCTTTCATGATGGAACTTATTAATGAATAGAGATACAAGAGCTGCTAAACAACCTGAAACAGCTGAATACATTGAAAGAATGATACCGAGACTGTTAGAAGATTCAATTCAATTCTCAGGGTCAATTAACTTTCAATTCGCACAACATACAAATGAAAGAGGATATACATTTCCGATTCCAGGATTAAAAACAGATCAAACAACACAGTATAAGATTCAATCCAATGCAGACTTACCTTTTAAAGCTGGAGATATAATTAGATTTAATAGAGATGATAGAAGACGATATACAATATTATCAATCGGAATATCTACTCTAGAAGATAAAAACTATAGAAGAACTTTCCTATATCCAGATGATGAGGAAAAAGTTACAATGAAAATTATAACTTTAAATTAACATGGATGCTAAACAATTCAATAGATTATTAGAGGCTTTAAAAACAGACGCATTGAGAACAGTTAAACAATCAGCACCAGTGAGAACTGGTAATTTACAAAACGCAGTAAAGTTAAGAGATTTACCTAATGGAGGATTTGAGATTTATATAGATACACTACAAGCATATTATGCACCATATACAATAGAACCTTGGTTGCATGATAGATGAAATGGTAGAGAGAACCCTAATGAGGGATGAACAACAGAAGCCATGAATGAGTTTGTCAAGAGAACAAAATTAAGATTTAGAGGAACAATAACGAGTAAAGGGAAGGTGAAATAAAATGTCACAAATAATGTTAAGACCAGCAGATATAGCAGTATTAGTACAAACGCAATTAAACGAAAAAGCAGTCGAATTATTCGATCTAGGTGAAATCGATGAGAAGATAATTTTTAATGTCACAGCCGATTTTCAACTATATGAAAGAATGCAAAAAGCTGAATATGAATTGGACGATTACCAACCCTTCACTCCTGTTATAATTTCTAGAATAGATCATTACGAATATCCGGCCGATTATTTAAGATATGAAGAAATATATACAATTGGCATATATGGATATGCAGACCAAATAGCAGACTTAGAGAGAGTAATTAAGGCTTATACGGTTGACGAAAATACGATAAATAAATCAGTGATAGCGGGCGACTTTAGAATTACTAAAGAAGTAGAAGACGTATCATTTGCTTTAGATATAGAACCACTAGATGGTTCAATGGATAAAAGAGTTATAGGTACAGGTGGATTTAGCTGAACATTCCTAGACGGTATCATGACAAGTTATGATGTTACAGTTACAGTTGATGGAGAAGAAATGCCATATATATCATTCGATTGAGGTAGAGGCATAGATTCAATTCATTCACAAGCAATCAATACAACTGGACAGACATCGAATAATATCAATGTTAAATCATTCACACCAGTATTAACATTACCTTATATATCAACTTCAACAGTTATTAAAAACTTATATAAAGAGTTGTATAGTAATGTATATAATAAATCACATACTTTAACATATTTTGATACAGCATTAAATGAAACATTCAGTTATGATGTTAGAATATCTACTGGTTCATTTAATGACACAAAACCTAAAGTATTAGATTTCATAGTAGTATTTGAAAGAGTATTACCTACAGTAACATTTAGTATAGATGATATAGAAGTTCCGATTATAGATTTTGATATTAATACAGGAGCAGAAATATCAACATCTACAAAGATTAATTCAGACGTAAGTGAGTCAGCTTACTTAGGATCTGGATATAGTATCATAGTATCATTAGACATATCAGATTTAACCAACACCAAAACCCAGGAATTACTCACTGCAGTCCTTACACAAACGTTTGAGACTCCACATACCATACAGCTAATAAAAGGTGCTATAACAGCCGATTATGAAGTATTACTAAATAGTGGATCATATAAGTTTAGCAACAATCCAATAGATAGTATACAGTTGACATTTACAGAAGTAGATAGTGATGTATAATGGCAGACGTAACAGTACTAAGAGTAGAAGTATCTGGTGTTAGTGGTGGTAATGAAGGTTCATTAGAATCTGGTAAAGGTAAATCAGCAGCAGGAACAAGTTTAGCAGCTGGTGGATTAGGTGGTAAGTTAGCATTACTATCTGAGAAAGAAAGAACAATCAAGGGTGATGAAATACTCAAGAAGATATATCCAAAAACACAAAGCACTCCAGAGCAACTTAAAAATGCTAAGGATATGAAAGAGTTATTTGGATATGAAGCACCTAAGAGATTAGATATAGTTCCTACAAGAAGACATATTAAAATGCCTTCATATAAACAAGTGTCAACAACAGCAGGAGCTGGTATAACAATAGCAGCAAAAGCATTCTCTATGTATTCTAACTATCAAAAAGCAGGATATGAAATGTCAGGTTCTACTCATGCAGCAGCAATACAGGGAAGAAGATCATCAGCAGCCGATTCGTTAACTCAAATAGGTGTTGGTTTCTTGATTAATCCAGTAGCAGGTGCAGCGATGATAGCAGTGAAAGCATATCAATTAGCTATGACAAATAGAAAAGAATTATTTGAGATACAGAAAAGCCAAATGCTATCTCAAGTATTACAAAGAAACCTAGTAAAGACAGTGGCAGAAAGAAGGTTCTAATATATGAATATTTATAAATACGAAATGTATTTTAATGATCAATGAAATGATATATCTTCATACGTTGAAACCAATTCCACATTAGGTGATCGTTTAGATAAAACATTTAATATATCCACTTTTATATTACCACACATAAAAGCAGATAAATTTGCAGGTATAGATTTAAGTGTAGCAATTAAACCATGGATACCAGTTAAAGTATCGATAGACTCAGATGTATTTAGATTTTATACAGCTGACTGCTCTAGAGAAATGATTAAGAAGACATCACCTGCATTATATAAACATAATGTTCAATTAGCTGAAGCAACTAGAATACTTCAGAGAAAAACAATATCAGATACAACAGTGACACAACCAAAATCAACACAGTTTACTTCACTATATGTATCAGATTATAAAACTTTAAGTAAAGAAACTATTACTAATACAGAAGTATCTCCTACATTAAGTTTAATATCAAATTCATTAGATACATCAGTAGTAAGTGGAAATGTATTAAAAGCAGGATCAAGTGGACAAGTTTTAGTTTCATTCGATATAGAGAATTATCAATTCAACAGACAACCATCTATATTAGGATTTATAGATCCAGAATATATATGATGGGAATACAACTATTATGATGGAGAAGCAGAATTAAGAGCTTCAATATATGTTAATGGAGTATTAGCAAAAGAAGAAGACTTCTACATTCCAGCCACTACAGCCTATCTAGATAACAAATGATACAATATATATAGACCTATTAGAATAAATACTCCTGCAGTATATACACCTGCAATGAGTTTAGATTTAGATGAATCGTTATTAGATCAAACAGTAACAGTTAAGCTTAAAACATTAGGTATATGGAACTGGAAAGGTCAGACCATAGGTACTACTGTATTTCAAGATTTAGAATATCCTGATGAATTGAAAGTGATAACACGCTTATCAATAGGTGGTGGAGATGGAGAATCATTAGCATTTATATATTTAGATGAATTAGCAAATAAATGTATAAGATCATTAAATGCTAGAGATGTTAACGATACAGATAATACAAATGATTATAGATTAGATCCTATAGTAGAAGCTAAACTAAAAGGTAAGTTAAGTCCAGAATTTACATGGACAAATTATAAAGCATGAGATGCATTAGAGAAGATTGCTAATACACAGAATGCAGTACCAGAGATTAAAGATGATTTCAGAACAATTACATTTAGATATTTAGATGAGATTCCTGATATGTATTATGATCAAGATATGTTCTATGATGAAACTACTGCATATAGTTCAAACGAATATGTAGATGGATTAGAATTAAATGCACCTAACTTAGTTGAACAAGATGTATTATTAAACGCTAAAGTAGAACCATATGAGGGCGGATGAGGTACAGTTAGATCAACAGACGAATCAGCAGGTCAATTAACAGATGATAATGCAGTGTTTAAAACTAGACAGTTAATACATAAGATATATAAATTATATATTGATGGCGTAGCAGTTAAGATAACAAATGGAACTACTGAGAAAACTATATATGGTAATGTTGGTAGTCCAGAGGCATCTACATCTTATTGAGATATAAGTGATAGAGTAGTTAGAGATGAAGAATGAAATGTATATGATGATACAACAGCTAATACAGACTCAGGTAGAACCGGATTAAATACTAAGGGTAATCATATATACTATACACAGGGATCAAATTTAATCAAAGGATTAGGTCATAAGACATTGACAGTATCAGACATAATCGGATCTAGTGTAGCTCCAAGAGCGTTGTTAGAAACGATAATGGCTACATGTGCAGAAATACTATCAACAGACTCAACGTATACTGGATATGATATATATATTGAAGGTGGATTAGAAGGTATATTTGATTCAGATCCTGAAGCAGCTATAGTTGGTGATCATAACCTTTATGATGGAATTAAATATAGAGTTGAATATGTTCCTTTAACAATAGCAAGATCAACAGTATATAAACATGATTCATTTAATTCAGACTCATTCTTAACAGATTATGTGAATGAACAAGATAAGTTAAACGACACAGAGAATCTAGGTAAGTTCATATTAACAACTTTAAACAGACAAGGTAATCTACAATATTCAATATCAGGTAAAACTCAGAACTATGGTAAGATACCTAAGATAGGATTTAGAACCTTTAATGATTTAGTAGTTAGCTCAAGAGATTTAAACTTAAACAATAAGATTATTACATACACATTACAGTTATCAAAAGACTTTATTAATCAATCAGATTGAGTTGGAAGAAATTCACAATATAGAGCATTTGAAATACCTAGTAACGATTTAGTATTTAGACAAGATAAATATACTACTTTCATAGTATTGACTAAAGATAAAACTAACGTATTACCAAAAGGATATAATGTATTAAGTGAATATGGTAATAAGATGTTTACACAGAACTTCTGTAATCTAATAGGATCAACATTGGCACCAGCATCTTACGCTAAAGTAAGTGTAGTTCCAAATAGGTTAGATACACCAGTTGTATTTGATATGCCGGTTAATGCCTATACAATAGGAACTACTGTCAATTTACAAATGGAGTTTGAAACAAACTATTCAGCAGGAGCTAAAGTATTAGATAAGACTATCAATAGCGTTGCTACAAAGATTATAGAGAATGTAAGATATACAAACGTATTCGGTCAAATATATTCAATTAGTTCAGTATTGTATCCAAGAGGATATGTAGATAACAGTGCAGATGATGCTGATCTATTTCCTCAGTATAGTTCTGAACCTCCAACAGGAACAGAAATATTAACATTAGATATGGTAGTAGATAAAGATGCTAGAGAAAGATATGGTATCAACATCGAATTCCCCTTCATAACAGATGATTCTTCAACTCTAAGAACCTTTACTGGTATAGCCAAGTATAATGGACTGGTTAGAAGAAAAGATGACGTACAGGTCGAATTTGCACTATTGGATAGCGATTATTTTCCGTCTGTCAATGAAACGATATTAAACACGAAAAGAGTTAGAAAAATAGAAGGATTAGAAGGAACATATCAATATGATTCAACCGATCAAATATACGGTATTAAATACGTAAGTGTTCCTATACCGGCAGATTTAAGATTCAATGGATATGTAGTTTATGAAGCAGAAACAAACGAAATAATATATGCAGTTAAAGAAGATATAGCACTTTATGACTATGATTGATCTTATACGACTGACACTATATGATTTGTACCAAAGAAAAACTTGAAGGACACTACTCGTCCTACTGAATAAGAGGTGATAGAATGATAGTTAATAAAGGACAATTAGTAATTGATTTAAATGGATCGATTGTAGCGAAGCTTAATGGCTACATCACAGCCACTAGTCAATATACTAATTATATACAAGTTGTAGCACCATTTCCAAATGATGATTCTGTCTCTATTAACTTTTATTTAAGAAACGCTAGGATATCAAACTATACACAATATATGGCACTACAGAGGGATGATTCTAATGTCCCTCTTTTGGGCCGTGATGTCGTCAGTTCAACTAAGGAATATTATCAAGCAGTTAAAGATTGAAATGTTTGGATAGTTCCCATTGATAGTTTAGCTTTAGCAGCTATATCAAAATGACACTCAGGTACAGTAGATGTTAGTGTTACATTTAGAAGTTTTAGAAATCTAGAGATAGAAGAAACAGGAACATATATAGGAACCTTCGGCAGTAGAAAATCTATTACACATGGAGATATTCCATCAACAGCAACAATAGGAGATTTTTATAAATGTGATTACTTAGATTATTATTCAGACATATCTAATTTAGAATTCACACTAGGCGATTTAGCTATCTATACAGTAGATGGATGAATTAAAGGTATTGCTTATGAAACTAGATTATCAACTGGCTCAACAGAGTTCGGAGTAGATCCAGCTATATTTGGCCAAGCAATAGAGACTACGAGATTAGATACTACAGAAATGATTATAGATAGAATAGCAGGATTAGAAGCAGCTATACTAACAAGTAATAGCGGTGGTTCATATGCTGATAATTTATATATTCGCAATGGTTTAGATTTAAATTATGCTCCAATAGGAACAACAATATTATCAGATATGTTATATCTAGAAAGAAATAATGTTGGATATCACACTACGATAGAAAATCTAGTTAAAGAATTGCCAGAACTAGATGCAACAATATTAAGAACAACCGGAACTGATTCACCCTACGCTGGAGAAGGATTCTATGCAGCTAATAATGTTGTATTAATAGGATCAGCAACTGAAGCTGGTATATCATGAGATGGAACAAATTTATATATAAGAGGAACTATTCAATCAGGTACTATAACAGATCCAGTTTTATTAGAAGAACTAAAAGGTGAAACAGGAGCTTCTGGTGCCGATGGCACTGATGGAGCAGATGGATATACACCTGTACCAGGGGTAGATTATTTTAATGGAATAGATGGAGCACCATTTAAATTTGTAGGAACATTACCATTACTATCAAGTTTAAGTTTAATATCTCTTCCATCTAAGAATGATTCATACAGAATAACTGAGACAGATGAGTTATGAACATGAACTGGAACACTATGAAAGAATATGGGAGTTGTAAGAGGATTACCAGGAACTGATGGAGTAAATGGTTTGAGTTCATATTTACATATAGCTTATGCAACAAACTCAACAGGAACCACTGGTTTCTCAACAACTGTATCAACAGCAAAGACATATATCGGAACTTACAGAGATTTTACATCTTCTGACTCTATAGATCCAAGTTTATACAAATGAGCTCTTATAAAGGGTGCAGATGGTGCTAATGGTCTTGATGGAGATGATGGTATTAATGCTTATTTACATATAGCTTATGCAACAAACTCAACAGGAACCACAGGATTCTCAACTACAGTATCAGTTGATAAAACCTATATCGGGCAATACACTAACTCAATATTAGTAGATAGTGAAACATATAGTGATTATAATTGAACACTTATTAAAGGCGCTGATGGATCTAATGGAACAGATGGTGCCGATGGAGCTAATGCTTATCTACATATAGCTTATTCGAATGGTCTAAATGGCCAGTTAGATTTTTCTACTACTGTATCAACTGGTAAACTATATATTGGTCAATATACAAATTCAACATTAGCAGATAGTGAAATACCTGGTGATTATTCTTGAACTCTTATTAAAGGTTCAGATGGATCTAACGGTACTGATGGAGCAGATGGAGTAAATGCTTATTTACATATAGCATACTCAACATCAGCTGATGGATCAACAGGATTCTCAACAACTGTATCAACAGACAAAACCTATATCGGGCAATACACTAACTCAACAGTAGAGGATTCAACATCATATTTAGATTATTCTTGAACACTTATTAAAGGCGCTGATGGATCTAATGGAACAGATGGAGCAGATGGAGTAAATGCTTATCTACATATAGCTTATGCAACATCAGCTGATGGATCAACAGGATTCTCAACAACTGTATCAACAGCAAAGACATATATCGGAACATATACTAATTCAACTATAGCAGATAGTGAAACATATACTGATTATTCTTGAACTCTTATTAAAGGTGCCGATGGATCAAATGGTACAGATGGTGCCGATGGAGCTAATGCTTATCTACATATAGCTTATGCAACATCAGCTGATGGATCAACAGGATTCTCAACAACTGTATCAACAGACAAAACCTATATTGGTCAATATACAAATTCAACTATAGCAGATAGTGAAACATATACTGATTATTCTTGAACTAAAATAATAGGTCCAGCAGGAGCAGATGGAACAAATGGACTACAATATTATTTACATATAGCTTATGCAACAAACTCAACAGGAACCACAGGATTCTCAACGACAGTTGCAACAGCGAAAACATATTTAGGAACATATAGTGATACAAATATGGCTGATAGTGAAACATCTAGCTCATATACCTGAGTATTATTTAAAGGAACAGATGGAGTTGATGGAGCAGATGGAACCTCGGTTGTATTAAAAGGATCAGTGGAAACTACTGACGATTTACCTTCAGGGGCCACTGTAGGAGACTTATGGATTGTTGTAGCAGATGGCGATGGTTATGTTTGAAATGGCTCATCATGAACCAATGCTGGACCAATTCAAGGTCCTGCAGGTGATGATGGAGCAGCAGGTGATGATGGATTAAATGCTTATGTTCATTTTGCTTACTCTACAGCAGCGGATGGATCACTTAATTTTAGCACTAGCTCATTTGGCTCAGCATTTTATATAGGAACTTATACAGATTTTACAGAAGCAGATTCAAATACATATTCAGATTATACATGAAGTTTATTTAGAGGAGCAGATGGTGCCGATGGATCTAATGGTTTATCAGCCTATATACATTATGCTTATTCTACTTCAGCAAATGGGTCAGTGGGATTTAGTACTACTTGATTCTCAGGAGCCACATATGTAGGATGATATTCAGATCAAACATTAGCAGATTCAAATGCTTATGCAGATTATGATTGAAGTCTATTTAAAGGTTCTGACGGAGCAGATGGTGCCGATGGTGCCGATGGAACATCAGCATATATACATTATGCTTATTCCAATTCAGCCACAGGACAGACTGATTTTAGTACTACCTGATTCTCTGGAGCCGCATATGTTGGATGATATACTGATGCTAATATAGCAGATTCAGAAATATATACAACATATGAGTGAAGTTTATTCAAAGGCGCCGATGGATTAGATGGTGCAGATGGTGCAGATGGTGCATCAGCATATATACATTACGCATATGCTACGGACGCAACTGGATCAACTGGATTTAGTACTACTTGATTTTCAGGAGCTACACACATAGGATTTTATACAGATTTCATAATAGCTGATTCTGAAACAAATACAGATTATGATTGAAGTCTATTTAAAGGTGAAGCTGGTTTAGACGGTGCTGATGGAGAGAATGGAACATCTGCTTATATACATTATGCATATGCAACTAACTCTACAGGTTCAACAGGATTCTCACTTACTTATACTGGAACACAATCTTATGTTGGTTGATACACAGATGCTACTATAGAAGATTCAGTTACATATACAGATTATAATTGAAGTTTATTTAAAGGCGCTGATGGGGCAGATGGAACTGATGGAGAGAATGGTGCGTCAGCATATATACATTATGCATATGCAAATTCATCCACAGGACAGACAGATTTTAGTACTACTTGATTCTCAGGAGCTAAATATGTTGGATTCTATACTGACTTTACAGAAGCAGACTCAGGTACATATACAGATTATGAATGAAGTTTATTTGTTGGAGCAGATGGTTTAGATGGTGTCGATGGAGAAAATGGTTTAAATGGATATATACATTATGCTTATGCAACAAACTCAACAGGAACCACAGGATTCACACTTATATATACTGGCGTAGAGGCTTATATTGGCTGATATAGCGACTTTACCGAAGAGGACTCAACTAACTACACCAACTATACATGAAACCTATTTAAAGGTCCTTCAGGTACTGATGGAGATGATGGAGCACCAGCTAAGTGATTAATTATAACAGGAAAGAGTGCTTATAAGTTTTTAAAAGATCAGACTATTCCAACATATTCAACAATTACGTTAACAGCGCAACTATTTAATACAACAGGATATGACTGAGACTATAGTGTCGATGGTGGAGCAAATTGGCTATCATTAAATAATACTTCGTCAACATATATAAATAACTATTCAGATGCAATATGAAGTACATATACAAGCATGATGTTTAAATGCTCTGACTCAACAGGTTTGGTTACTGATATATTTTCAATATATAAACTATATGATGGAGCAACAGGTATAAATGCAGTTAATGGATATTTAACAGATGAAAATAGAACATTCCCGACTAATAGTATTGGACTAGATTATAGTACAGTAGGATTTAGTGGAACATTCAAAGTATTTTATGGATTAACAGACGTAACAACTAGTTCTACATTTTCAATTATATCAACTAACCCTTCAGACGGAATGACATTATATATTGAAGCCTCAACAGGTATTTACACTTTTGAGACTGATAATAATACATGAACAGCTGATACAGCAACATGAACATTACAAGCAGGTTATGGAACCGTAACATTAACGAAAGTATTTAAAATATCTAAATCAAAAGCTGGAGTAGATGGAATTGATGGAACAAATGGTATAGACGGGCCAACTGGACCTGGATTAGTTTTCAGAGGTGACTTCTCTACATTAGCAATTTATTACTCAAACGACGTTAGAAAAGATGTGGTAAAGTACTCTACAAGCTATTATGCATTAAAGCAAGCATATAATAATGCTACTGGTACATGAGTATTAGCTGAATGGGATGCCATGTCTAGTTTTGAAGCTATTGCTACTGGGTTACTATTAGCACAAGATGCCGTGATTACAAAAGGATTAGTAATAGGAGCTTCAAGTTTAGATACTACTGCATTTATAAGAACATATAATATGACATCATTAACAACCGGTGATGGATTCTATATAGATGGAACCGGTAAAATGCGATTAGGTAATGTAGCTGGTGATAATCTGTATTGGAATGGTTCTACTTTAGCTGTTAAAGGCGATATTATTGCAGAATCATTAACTTTATCAGCTAATGCAACAATAACAAAAGGTTTAACTATGGGTAGTTCAACAGAAAAAGGATTCATAGCATCTTATGGAATGAGTTCATTAACAGATACAACTGGCGGATATTATATAGCAGGAGATGGTCAATTTGTGTTCGGCCAACCTGGTGGAGCAAATATAAAATGAACGGGTAGTACACTTAACATACAATCATCATTTGATGTTAGATCTTGGTATCCACCGACTGAAGGAATTATATACCTTAGATTAACAAATAATACAACAGTAACACAGGCATTTTATTATAGAATCGACGGAGGGGTTTGAACATCATATGGTTCTATAGCAACAAAAGCTAGTTTAGATAAAAATATATCCGGATTATCATATGGTAGAGAATACTTCATAGAGGTTAGAATCGGAACAGATGACACTTCTATACAAGGAAATTATTTTAGCACTAGTACTCTATATATTGATGACACACCTACAAACTGGTCAGCCAGTGGTGGTACTGTAGATGTTGATTTGGAAACAGCTGTTAAATCAGGTACATCAGAAACATGAATAGTAACAGGTACAGGAACAATATCATCAGTACTTGGAACCTGCACGATAACCATACCTTATAATATTTATTATAGCAATATACAAGTTTCGGTAAAAAGTTCTGATTCTAGTAGTGGTATGGAAAATATGTATGCAGAAAGAGTATCAGACAGTCAATTTAAAGTTACAAACGATCACATATTTGGTAATAACTCATTAACATTTTATTTTGTTATTATTGGATTTAGAGTATTCTCATCATAGGAGGCGACAAGATGACATTATATTATGATATAAATGGATTTCATGAAAGAAAGATAGATGCATTAGATAACGCTTATGAGACTACTAAAGAATATCAACAACAATTACTAAATCAAATTAATATGAATCATAGTATTAATGCTAATGATGTGTGGCGAATAGTTCCGGATAAAAATGGAAAGCCTATAGTTGTTGAAATAGAATTAGATATGAGATCAGTATTTAGAAAAAAGCGTAGAGCTGTGTTTGATATTATAAATAGAGGACAACCTTGATATAATACTTTAACAGATAAAAAGAAACAAGAATTACAAGTTTGATATCAAGCATGATTGGATATAACAGTTACTTTAAAAGAGCCTGTTAAGCCATCTTGATTAAATTAGTAATGGGTTGGAGTTGGGTACATAATGAAACTCAACTCCAGCTTCACCCAATCATTATAGATAAATTTATAAATAAAATAGAGCTAGGAGGCTTAATATGATTTTAAAACCGATACAAATAGTTTTAGATTCAAGCGGAAATCAAATAGATCTAAACTATAGACCTATTAGGAGTCACACGAATTATAGACATATAATTCAGATTGTTGCACCGAATGTAGTTACAGAAGCATGTGATGTAACAGTTTCTACTTATGGTAAAGAAATTATAAGTGAAACAATTAGAACTCGTCTGGCAGTAGATTCAGATGGGAATTATTTAAAGGGATCAGACGTTGTTAGTTCTGATCAAGTTTTCTATGTAGCAGTTAGTAATTATAACGTCTGGGAAGTAGAATTAGTAGGAACTGTAGCGAGTGTTCTACAAAAGATTAACACAAGTAAGATATCAATAGTGGTATCATTTAGTATGCCAGTAGTTGATTCAAGAGCATTAGCCAATGTAGGATCATTTGGTCTAATTGGCGACTTACCAGTAATAGCTGCTGAAACAGTGGGAGATTACCGTATATGTGATTGTTTAGCATATACTAGTTCTCTTATAGCAACAGACTTTAAATATCGTGATATCGCCATTTATGACGGTTCTACGTGGATCAAAGGTCATGTGTTTAGAATGATTCAAACATGTCCGATGATTCAACTATCTGTTGATCCATCATTAGCATTACTATATAATGAAGTAGATGATGATAATGCTATTATACTAATTGGTGATGTTGCTAGAATAGATGGAATTGTTTCAGATGTTCAAACCAAGGTTGACAATGTGTTAGTAGATAATTTAAATTTAAATATTGATATAAATGCATTAGAGGCAGCCGATATTATACTACAGGGAGCCGATATTATACACGATGGAAGATTAGATAATGCTGAAGCAGAATTAATAAGATTAGAAAATGATAAATCGGATATAACATATGTCGATACCCAAGATGATATTATTAAAGGTAGAGTCAGTAGTTCTGAAGCAGAATTAATAAGATTAGAAAATGATAAATCGGATATAACATATGTCGATACCCAAGATGATATTATTAAAGGTAGAGTAAGTACATTAGAAACATTTAAGAATACAACAGTACCAGCAACATATGAAACTAAAACAAATGCAACACTTAAATTAGCTGAAGCTAAGACATACACTGATGATCAAATTGGATTAAAAGTTACTGATAAATTAGGGGTGGCGAATGGTATTGCAACAATCGGTGCTGATGGATATATTCCTAGTTCTCAAGTAGCTAATAGTTTTGATGATGTATTAGAGTTTGCTACTTACGCAGCATTAACAGCGTATGCAACACCGACTACTGGTAAATTATATGTAGTAGTTGCAGACGAAGAAAGCAATGACAATCACTCAACATATCGTTATACAGGAAGTATTTATATTCGTGTAAGTGATGAAATGTCAGCTAGTGAAATTAAAGCTCTTTATGAATCTAACGCTGATACAAATGTATTAACAGATACATTAAAAACAAATTACGATACAGCTTATTCACATAGTCAAGTTGCAGATGGAACAAATCCACACGGAACTACATTTGCAAATATAGAATCTAAACCAACAGATATATCTGGTTACGGTATTACAGATGCATATACAAAAACAGAAGTAGATACAAATCATTATACCTCAGCAGAAGTAGATGTATTGCTAAGTGGACTAGAACCATCATTAGGACTTCAAAGTACACTATTGACTCCAACTGATTTGTTAGATACTGATAGTATATTGACTTCTCTATTTACAGGAAAATCATTTATAGTATTAGTCGCAACTAATTTAGATACACACGAAGTGGACACAGATACGTTGACAATAGCAAGTATAGTAGTTGGTAAGAAATTCTATTTCTTTGATAATGAAAACATTAACTTTGAAATTGGAACTACTAACTCAACATTTTCAAGTACTACAAATGTATCTCTAAAGATAAATGCATTTGCTTCAACTGATGCAGTTAATGCTTCGCAAGTATCATATAACAATGCAGCAAGTGAATTAGACGCAACTCAAGTTCAAGCAGCTATCGATGAAGTAAAAATATTAGTTGATGGCAAAGCACCAACTGTTCATACTCACGTGGAAGCAGACATAACAGATTTGCAAGCATACCTAACAGAATATACTGAAACTGATCCAGTCTTCACAGCATGGGATAAATCAACAGGTATCTCAATCTCAGCTAGTCAAGTAACAGATCTTAACAGTGATAATGTAACTGAAGGAACAACCAATTTATATTACACTGAGACAAGAGTTAGTGCTAATGAAGATGTTGTAGCAAACTCAGCTAAAGTATCATTTGATAGTACATCAAGTTCTAAATTGGCTGGTATAGAAGCGGGCGCAGAAGTTAACGTAGTAGATTCAGTCAATGGAAAAACTGGTGTAGTTAGTTTAGCTCTAGCTGATTTATCAGATATTGCTGTTGATACGCCAGCATTAGGTCAGGGTATTATATATAATGGAGTTGAGTGGACTAATGGTAGTATTCAAACTATAGGTGCAGGAAAATCAATAACTTTATTCCCAGAAGATACACCTAGTGATATAAGTGGATATAGTGTTTTATCACCAATACCTCTTGGATTACCAGAAGAAACAGATTCAGTTACATTAACTAATGTTAATACAGATTATCTTATCGACACTTATGCAACAGCAGTATTAGGACGTACATCTATTCAAGCTGGTATATGGAACTTTAAAAACTTTACTAAAGTAAATGGAACAGCAGGAACAACTATATTAAAGATTTTAGTATATAAAAGAAATACTGCTGGAACAGAAACTCTATTATTTGAAGTAGCATCAGCAG